ATGTTGATGACACCCTCGATAGTATCTTTACTAGCGATATGGCTATTGGCAGATACGTTGCACAAAGGGCGGGCATCGGTATCAACGCAGGCAGAATCCGTGGCATCAACAGTAAAATCAGAGGTGGAGAAGTTCAGCACACAGGCGTTATCCCTTTCCTTAAAAAGTTTGAAGCGACTGTCCGCTGCTGCACTCAAAATGGCATACGAGGCGGAAGCGCGACTGTCCACTTCCCAATCTGGCACCAAGAAATCGAAGACATCTTAGTTCTTAAGAACAACAAAGGCACTGAAGATAACCGTGTCCGTAAACTAGATTACTCCATTCAGATTTCTAAGCTGTTCTATCAGCGTTTTATTGATGATGAAGAGATCACTCTCTTCTCTCCTCACGATGTTCCCGAAATGTATGAGGAGTATGGTTCTGCCAATTTTGACAATCTCTATCTTGAAGCTGAGCGTAATGAACTGATTCCTAAGAAGACTGTTCGTGCTCAAGAACTGTTCCTCGCCCTTCTTAAAGAACGTGCAGAAACAGGTCGAGTTTATATTATGAACATCGACCATTGCAACGACCACTCTTCGTTTGATGCTCCTATCAAGATGAGTAATCTGTGTCAAGAGATTACACTCCCCACAGATCCACTGCAGCATATTGATGGTGCAGGCGAAATTGCTCTCTGCATTCTGTCTGCTGTAAACCTCAGCAAACTGAGAGATTGGGATCATCTCCGTCGTCTCTGTGATCTTTCTGTTCGTGCTCTCGATGTTCTGATTGACTATCAACAATATCCAGTCAAAGCTGCAGAAAATGCTACTCGTCAGCGTCGTTCTCTCGGCATTGGTTATATTGGTTTGGCACACTATCTTGCGAAACTAGGTTTCAAATATGATTCGTGGCAAGCACATAAAGCCGTTCACATTTTGACTGAAAGATTCCAGTACTATTTGCTGGAATCATCTTTGCAACTTGCTAAAGAGTATGGTCCTTGTGATGCATTTGAACAGACAAAGTATTCCCGTAAGGTAATGCCTGTTGATACGTATAAGACTGAGATTGATGAGTTCTGTCGCGATGATAAAGATCAAAAGTTTGAACTCAAAATGGATTGGGACGCCCTTGCTGAAGAGATTTGGAACTATGGTCTGCGTAACTCTACTCTGACTGCTCAGATGCCCTCTGAGTCTTCTAGCGTCGTTTGTGGCACCACGAATGGCATTGAACCTCCTCGTGACTATCTCTCCGTCAAGAAGAGTAAGAAAGGGGTTCTTAAGCAGATTGTTCCTCAATATCTGAAGCACAAGAATGATTACACTTTGCTTTGGGATATGCCTGATAACGACGGTTATATCAAAATTGTTGCTATTATGCAGAAGTTCTTTGACCAGGCAATCTCTGGTAACTGGTCTTACAATCCCTTAAAGTTTGAAGGTGGTGAAGTCCCTGTCTCTGTTATGGCACAAGACCTTTTGAAAACTTATAGATACGGTTGGAAAACATCGTACTATCAAAACACTTATGACAATAAGTCTGATGATGTTCTTGATGAGAAAGCTTTGTTAGAGCAAATTTTACAAACCGAGGAAGAAACCTGTGACAGTTGCACAATCTAGTATTGACGGTATGACCGTCTTCAATCAATCTGCCGTTGATTATAGTAAGCAACCTATGTTTTTCGGACGCCCGCTGGGCGTCCAGCGCTACGATAAGCAAAAGTATCCTATTTTTGAAAAACTTACACAGACTCAACTCAGTTACTTCTGGAGACCCGAAGAGGTTTCTCTGCAGAAAGATAGGAGTGATTACCAAACGCTCAATGATGTGCAGAAGCACATCTTTACCTCCAATCTTAAGTACCAGATCCTCCTGGATTCTGTACAAGGGCGTGGTCCTGGGATGGCTTTTGGTCCTTACTGCTCACTACCCGAGCTTGAGTCTGCGATGACGGTATGGGAGATGATGGAGATGATCCACTCTCGTTCCTATACATATATTATTAAGAATGTCTACAGTGATCCTTCCGAGGTACTTGACCATATCACAGACGACGCTAGAATTATTGAGAGAGCACAGTCTGTAACCAAAGCCTACGATGACTTCCTTCAAGCTGCTCAGCAATGGGGTGCAGGTAATCAATGGCAACATCAACTAGAAGGTGTGCCTGCTGCTAAGGAGACTCTCCGTGACCTTAAACGTAAACTCTATCGTGCAATCGTCAATGTCAACATCCTCGAAGGGATTCGATTTTATGTCTCATTTGCGTGCAGCTTCGCATTTGCTGAACTCAAGCTTATGGAAGGATCCGCTAAAATTATCTCTTTCATCGCAAGAGACGAAAACCAGCATCTTGTCCTCACTCAAAACATTATCAAGAAGTGGCAACAGGGCGACGACCCAGAGATGATGGAGATTGCGGAAGAGGAGAAAGAGTATACTCTCTCCTGTTTCAAGAAGTGTGTTGAGGAAGAGAAAGAATGGGCGAAGTATCTGTTTAAAGATGGTTCGATCCTGGGTCTAAATGATCGTCTTCTTTCTCAGTATGTTGAGTGGATTGCTAATCGTCGTATGAAAGCGATTGGGATGAAACCTATCTACGATGTCCCTGCTAATAACAACCCACTTCCCTGGACCGAGCATTGGATTTCTTCTAAGGGTATGCAAGTGGCACCACAAGAGACTGAGGTTGAATCTTATCTTATCGGTGGCATTAAGCAGGACGTAAAGAAAGACACTTTTGCAGGATTTAAACTTTAATGGAACTACCTATCAACGACAAGGAACTCGCCACTATCGTAAACGCTCTGCGTTTAGGTGGCGACACCTCCCTTTATCAAAAATTAAAAATTATCAAAGAGATTCGTGAAGAAAATCCTGGTGGTCCCTATAAAAAAATCGCTAGAGAAACTTTTGGTTTTGCTATCTGATGGAATATTGGCGAAGAAAAATCCTATTGGATCGACGGGTTATTCTGACGGAAGAGGAAGAAACTCTTGTGAAGGAGGGACCCAAGTCTCTGTCTCAAGCGTGGAGACTATCAGCAATAAAGTACAAATACCTGACCCGTGGGGGGACTAATACAGAGGAATAAATAATACAGACCGCACAATGATTAAGTGGAATGTGATTATGAAAACCCCTGGATTTTTGAAGGAAAACCTTTTCTATCTGAGAACATTGGTGATTCTTTCGGTTTTGTCTATAGGATTACAAACATTCAAAGCGGGAAACAATACATCGGTAGAAAATATTTCTGGCAAAAACGAAAGCCTAGAAATAGTGGTGCAACTACCAAGCGGAGAAGGGTTACGTCTGAGAGCAACTGGCGCAACTACTTCGGAAGTTCTGATGAACTTAAGGCGGATGTTGCAAAGTATGGACGGGACGCTTTTACTAGAGAAATCCTGAGTCTCCATAAGACCGCAGGACGTGTCAACTACGAGGAGACCCGCCAACTCTTTCTCCACAACGTCTTGACAGAAGCCCTTGACGATGGATCCCCCGCGTACTATAATAGCAACATACTCGGGCGGTACTACCGCAAAGACTATTTTGGAACAAACTGAACTTTCTAGAGTCAATCAGTACATTATTGACCGTCTTCATTTCCACTCCGAGAACCAAGACGCACAATCTTGCATTGCCCTCATCGAAGAATTCGGTGACTGGCTAGATCAAGAGATCAACTGATCTCTTTCTTGGGTCAGTAGCATAATGGATAATGCAATCGCCTTCTAAGCGATCGATTGTAGGTTCGAGTCCTACCTGACCTGTTACTATGGAAATTTACACCAAAGATAATTTTTTAGAAGAAAAGCATCACTATAAATCTTATCTGTATGCTTCAAATACTTCTGCCCGATGGGGAGAGTATGATGACACACCAGATAAACCAAGTGGTTGCACAGTAAATATCAAAAACACCGAAGCAATTCATAGGAAATTCGATCAGGTTGCTAGGGAAAGTTTTGATGTATTAGACGGATTTGATTTGGTCCGTATGTATATCAACGTTTTCTTTCCCAGCGAAGTTCCCAGATGGCACGTTGATGCTCATCCTATTGAAGGATTGGAAGCTTATACTGTGTTATACTACCCACAATTTGAATGGGATAGAAATGATGGAGGATGCACAGAATTTTGGGCAGAAGATCACATCTATGGATCTCTTCCTCTCCCAAATAGAGCAATATGTTTTAATGGTACTCTGTGGCATAGGGCAACAGTTTTTTCTGATACAATTAGGTACACCTATGCTTTGAAATACGAAAAAATTACCGACCCAAATTTAGATTTAAGACTATACGGATCATCCCGAACTTGATATGGCAACCAAAATTTATTACGCTCCTTGTTATCATCCTCCTGTTGGGTATATTGAGCAAGATCCCAGATCGAACACTTGCATTTGGGACCATCCTTTACATTCCGAACACGCTTTTATTCCCCCTCAACGTGCCCTAGAGTATTCCGCTGAAGATCATAAAGGTCATAGCTATGATGAGTGTCCAGCGTGGAGAAGTTACTGGGCAAATACCTGGATTGTATTCAATCAAACTGATTTGCAAATTGAATATGAAAAAGAGACTGGACTGATTACCAAAACTAGCTTTGGCACGAAACCTTTCCGTGATTACATTACACTCAATGAAGGTAAGATATATGATAACGGAACAATTTGGAGTAGTAGTTATATGGGATGTAAGTATGTTGGAAATCTAGTTTTTCAACTACCTCAACTTCTCTTTATGTGGTTGCCAAATAACGAAAGAAACATTTGGATTGAACTGAGTGCATATCCAACACTCTTTCACGAAACTGGTCTTGAATTTATCAGCGTTGAATATCCCATTGGTAGATGGCATCGTCCCGCTAATGCTGCATTCAAGGCACACGGATCCAAGATCAAAATCAAACGTGGTCAACCTCTGTATACTATGAGATTCCGAGGTGGAAAGAATAATGCTTACAATCTCAGGAGATGGGAAGAACCCCTGCCCCCTAAGGATTTACAGGTTCGTTTAAATCAGCACCAAGCTCTTAAACAGTGGGTCCCTGGTGTTTCGTGGAACCTCTTCAGGAAAGACGAAGAATCTAAGTGTCCCTTTTATAAATTCTGGAAATGACGACTATTTTTTACAACCCAAACTATCAGACTATCAAAGCTACTGGTAGTCCTGCTCAAACGGATATGCATCATCCGTTATTCATTCCAGAATATTATCTTCCACCTCAAAGATACATAGATTATCACAAGGAGGATCATCTAAAACATTCATACTACAAATGTCCTGCTTGGAAACAGTATTGGGCGAATACATTCGTTGTATTCAATCAGCTTGATATTAAATTTAAGTGGCAAAAATCTGACGGTCTAGTGTACGACACTAGTTTCCCCAGAGAAAGGTGTGCGGACTATATGTTTGTGCAAGAAGGTAAGATACAGGCATATGATAGTGGAAAATCATCCAACCCATATGATTTCAAAAACTATCTTGTCATTCAATGGTCGCAAAGTATGATGTTTTGGCCTGGCAAACCAAACAAAAACCTCTGGATTGAAATGGTTCCTCATCCTGATCTTTTCCACAAGACAGGTATGGAATTAATTACTGCCGAAATTCCTCTCGGTAGATGGTATCGTTCTATCAATGGTGCTTATCGTTGTCACAAAACTGAAGTTGATATCCCTCGTGGTACTCCTTTGTATTGTGTTCGCTTTCGTGGTTCCAAAGATAACAGCTATGAGTTGAAACGTTGGCACGAATTTGAACCTCCTAAAGAAGTACAACGTAAATTTAGATTAAACCAAGGCATTAAAAATTGGTTGCCTGGTAAGTCTTGGTCTATGATTAAAGATGATGTAGAGGAAGAATCTAAATGTCCTGTCAGTTTTTTATGGAAGAAGTAAAATGCTTACTATCAGATGCAAAGAATGCAATAAAGAATTAACTAGTTATACTATCGAAACTAAGTGCTGTGGTTGTCCTAATATGACCACAGTAACTGGTACTACCATTACTGGTAATGACCTGTCTCTAGTTGAAATTGTCAGTAGAGACAAGTTTCAATCCTCCGAAACACCTGGCGTCCTCACTAAAGAGGATAAACAGTTTCAGGAAAATCGAAGGCAGCGAAAGATTAGGAGACTAAACTTTGAAACTAGATGATTATGGAATGAAACAGTATCAAATGGATATTGATACTGCTACCATTCTTCGTGATAGCTTACTCAACTCAGAACAAGGGATCAATTCCCTTGGAAAATCGATCTTTAATTATCCCCAAGATCAGATAACAGGTAAGCAAAGATACTACAATCTTTTAACTGATATTCAAGAATGGGAAACCTATGCTTTTCCTTTCGTCAAAGAGATTGTTGCTGATTTCCTAACACTTATCCCAGGAGAAGAATTAAAAATCAAATCCTGGGGTAATATATTACGGTTAGATAATAAAATCTATCCTCATAGACACTTTGGTCTCCCCGAAGACTATGATACTAATCCCCAGAGTGTTTCTGGAAATGTCTTTTTAGGTTCTGGAATGCCCACGGCGACTACATATATACTAGGAGGAGAAAAAACAGATGTTCCCAATGAGTTTGGGGTATTTACTTTATTTCCTCCGAACATCCCCCACGCTGTCAGGGCGTACAAGGGGGATGGAGTACGTGTAAGTGCTGCCTTTGATTGTTTCTGTACCTCTAGAGATCCTGAAGGAAATGTTACTGGATCTAATTGGCACACTTGGACTCATCAATGAAAATTTTTCTCGACACATCTAACGTCGATGAGATCAGAAAAAGATACTACACTGGTCTAATCGACGGAGTTACAACAAATCCTACCCTTATGATGAAAGAGGGTAGAGATCCTAGAGTCGTAATCGAAGAGATCTGCGACATCTTTACGGAGAATACTGCTAGTATCTCTGCAGAAGTCACTGGTGACACTGTTGAGGATCTGTTAGAAGAAGCAGAAGTCTATCGTGCTATCTCAAACAAGGTCACAATTAAGCTCCCCTGCACAGTGGACGGTCTAATCGCCTGTAAGACCCTTTCGGATCAAGGCGTGCCTGTTAACGTTACTTTGATCTTCAGCGTCTCTCAGGCGATCCTGGCTGCCAAAGCAGGAGCTGCATACATTTCTCCTTTTGTAGGACGTGTGGATGACCAGAGGTTTGGTGGATGCAATTTAATTAAACGTATCTCCGATCTGTATTTTGCTCATCGTGGCGTACCTCAAATTCTTTCTGCTTCTATCCGTAGCGTGGGAGATGTAGAGCATTCGTTCGGTCAGGGTGCTGACATCGTGACGATGCCTGTGAAAATTTTTGATAAGATGTATGATCACATCTTGACTGATCAAGGTCTTGATCAATTTAACAAAGATTGGAGTCAACTTACGGGAAAATGATTGAGGTCACAGTTGCTGAGTTCGAAGAGAACTTTGATGCGTATCTTGATCGCATCGAAAAGAACGGAGAAAAATTTTTGATCCGTCAACCAGATGGCAAGGCAGTTGTCGCTGTGCCAGCTGGACAACTGGCATCCGTTGGCACCCAAGTTGGTGAGGATGACTGGTATAATATGTTCAGCGATCACGACGACGCTTGCTAAATTAAATAGGGGTGCTTGACAAGAGGGCACCTTTTCCCCTATACTACTAGAGTTCATTACAAAACAATGTCCGTTCGCAAATCCTCGTTAACTACTAAGTTCAAGTCTGACCTTAGTAAATTGACCGCTGCTGTATCTGGCGACGTTACCTTGGACGAAGAATATCCTCGTCTTTATCAAAAGCTTATTCGCTATTATGAAGACCGTGGAGTACAACTCTACGATGATCCCGAAGACGATTACAATGTCATTCTGGATTCTGTAGAAGCAGACCTTATTGAAAGTGGAGTATTCTGATGGGTTGGGTTGTTAAATCCAGCGTCGCTGCGCAGCGACGCATCATCAAATTCAAAGAAGAAAAGGAAGACTTCAAACTTGATGAATTCCTTGAAACCGACGCTGGTCGTCGAGAGTTTAACTATTGCTATCTGGAACACCGATGAGTTGCACTACTTATAAAGCTGCTGTTGATGCTGCTAAAGAAGCAGTTATCCACGCACTTAATGTAAATGAAGAGACTAACACTCTCTCTGAACTGTGGCGTCATTATCTTGGTCTTCGTCACATCTCTGACAATCATAGTCACGTTGATGAAGACACCATCTCCTTCAATTTTGACGGTATTGGTGCCGCTCAACCTGTAGATTACTATGACTACTTCGGTGGTCAAGATGTAATTTCTTTCTCGGGTGCTTCTTCTCCCGATACCATTACTTTCGGCGGCGATACTGTCCTTAAGGGTGGTGAAGGTTCTGATATCTTGCAGCTGTGAAAGACTGGTTGATTGGTGAATGGGATAATCTAAGGCAAGCACAGTCCAAACCGACTGTGTATTCCCACGTTAGGTTATCCTATTCACTTACTATGGACAATCATATCCACGTGACACAGACATATGTTCACGATGGATATGTTTATCGCGAACGCTATCACGATCTTGTCTACTATTCAGACACTGAAGTTCTTGTAAGAAACTGGGATAAGGACTGGACAAGACAAGAGGACTGTGATATGCTTTGTGTTTACGATCCCCTCTTAGAGGTCTGGGTCGGAAAAGGCAGTCCCAACTGCCGTAAGCGCGATGCTTCTGTCGAATCGTATTTCCGTTTGACAGAATCGACCATCGAGTGCTATGATATTGGGGTAAAGGACGGAGAGCACATCTTCGGTGGGCGTAATCCGTACCTTTTTGAAAAAGTTACAACTAATAAATAGATTGTAACTTTTCGTTACAACGGGAGATAGTCGGTCTTCCTTTCATCTGTGGGTAACCACTCCACAAGTACACTTATTTTTACTACAATGATCAAATCCGCATTCGCAGCTCTGGCTGCTGCTCCTCTTTTCGCTGGTGCTGCCCTTGCAGGTCCCTATGTGAACGTCGAAGCTAACTCTGGTTGGACTGGTTCTAACTACGGTGGTACTGCTGTCGATACTCACGTGGGCTACGAAGGTGCTATTGGCGAATCTGCCTCTTACTACGTTCAAGGTGGCGCTACTACCCTCCTCCCTGACGGTGGCGAAGCTGACACCGTTCCTTCTGGTAAGGCAGGCGTTGGCGTCGGTCTGACCGACAAGCTGGGTGCTTACGGCGAACTTTCGTTCGTTGGTTCTGGCAAGGCTGGTGTTGACCGTTCCTACGGTGCTAAGGCAGGTCTGAAGTACAGCTTCTGATCGTTAACTAATCCTTAACTACAAAGTCTAAGACCTCTGCTAAGATGTAGGGGTCTTTTTTTCTGAGACACTAAACCCATATTCAAAGGAAAAAACAAATGAAAGCACTCGCTCTTGCCGCCCTTGCCATTCCTATGGTGACGGCACCTGCCCTTGCTGGTCCCTACGTGTCCACGAAATCTGAATTCAAA